TTATGAATCGGTTATAGCAGTCAGTGAGTAATCATTAAATGTGATGAGCTCTTGGCCGACTTGGTTATTGATGTCCATGAGTAGGTTCTGCAACGGGTAAATTTCGTGCCAATAGAACACTTCAGCTGCTTTCTTAATATCACCAAAGCCACCTGTGTTATTGGGGACAATACCCATCAGCTGGGGCGGTACTCGATGCCCTGCCAACTGATCATCACGGCTGGCGATTTTAATATTCATAAATTCATCTTTGGCAGCAACTTCAGCGAGTGGAATAACCTTAACCCCATCAGGCTTACCGTTGGGCACATACATAAACAGGTTCTTAAAGTTGCCAGCACCTTTTGATTCTCGTACTGCGTCTTCCAAGTCATCAACATCTTGCTGAGTAGTAAGCGCGTCTGACAAGTAAAGGATATATCCCGCATGAGCACCGTTCTTGTAATACTTACGGCGAAACAGCGTGGCCGCCTCATTGAGCAATATCGCATTGACTGAGCTTAGGTAATCAGGAACGCCGTACATATCTTGTTGGATATCAGGGTTGAATACATGAATAATCTCATCTGAACGGAATTCAATTGGATTACCCTGATAATAATCAACATGAAAGTAGTTACCGTTTATCCCCCGTCGAGTATGACGTGCCAGACGTGCAGTCGCTTTAAGTACACCCCCCATGCGGTTACGCACCACCTGCAGGTAGCCATTGTTAAATACCAATAAATTTTGCACCATCGATTCAAAGTCACGGCGGCTTAATTGAGCGTTGGGTTTAAATAAACTGGTCAGTACATTACGCTTTGTGACGAGGGCAGAGGTATGGTGGCTAGTAGCACGGTAAAGATTGGCAACAGCGGCAATGTCATACGGGTACTCATAGTATTCGCCGACTTGCGGGCAGTAATCATATTCAAACAGACGGCGACCTTCGAGCACCGGCTCGGGGTCACCAAAGCCTGTCATAATAATTTTGTTGGATACTTCGTTTTCCATAAGATTCCTTAACGATGGATTAGCGGTGAACGGATACACGGGATTTGGTGGCGGCGGTGATGTTTTCAGTACTTGCAAGCGGGGCATTATCAATCGCGTGCATAATTGCCCAGGCAACATCACTGTGACCCGTTTCTTGTGAGCGTTTTGAAACAAATGTCATACGCCCCCCGCCGTTGGTGACTTGTTTTTTGATGGCAATAAAGGCTTTGACAATATCAATATAGCCAGCGTCGAAATGCAGCTTGCGACGTTCAAACAATTCTTTGGCACGCATCGCCATACGGGTTTTGACTTCAATGCTATAGTTAATCGGGGTATAGGCAGGATAGAACGCCTTGACGTGTTCGGCGACTGCAATACCCGCCCCTGTGGTATCAATGCCCAAATATTCAACTTGGTACCGATCACAGATTTTTTGGATATATTGAGCTTGCATAAGTGGCGACATGTGATCAAGATGCTTACGCTCAAGTACTCGGTAAGGCTGCCCTGGTCTAGTTGGCGGCGCGACTACTGCCAAAGCAGGATGGTCACCAGTGAATGACGGGTCATAACCCACCCAAACCGGTTTTTTATACGGATTACTGCCAAGCGGCTTAAAGTCCTTCCACACCTCCCAGCTATCAATCATGTTCGGCGATAAAATAGACAGTGGGAAATAACTTGAGCTGTCATCCAAAAACACGCACATAAACAGATTATCAAATCGGTCAGGCGTGTACTCAAGCTGCAGCTGATCAATATCAAGTTTGTCGTAACCCCCACGCATCGCATCGCGTACGGTGACCATCAACCGCCATTTGCCATCCATGCAAAGCGTTGGTGTTTTTAGCGTGGCATGGCTAACATCAATCTCATGCTTATTAACGCTATCGGTACCCGTCCAGAATTTATACGCCTCATGCATAACAGAGCTAGGCGTTGATAAGTAAATCTGTTGGTACTGACTCTGCGATGCCATCCCTGATGCCACGTCCCGAAATTCTTTGAATTTACGAATCCAAAAGAACTCATCAATAACCACATCACCATGTCGACCTTGGGCAGTTAAGGCATTGGTCCCCATGTAATAAAAATTAACTTGGGTGTTATCCTCGAATGAGATAACAATCGGGTCGCCACCAATTTGTCGACCAAGTACTTCAAAGATAAAATTTTTGATATATTCAATAAATTGATAAGCTTGAGCTTTTGACGCCGATAAAAAGATTTTATTTTTCTTGGTTCTTAAGGCATTGATGAGTGCCCAAATTGCAATGACATACGTTGCCCCAATCTGTCGGCTTTTCAGCATCATAAAAATACGCGCGGGTGCGTACTTTTTCTTACCGTTGACCTTTTTACCATCAAGAATATCAATCCATTCCTGTTGGAATGGATACAGCATGATTTTAAAGGCGTCCTCCAACGCCACAATTTCTTCTTCAGTAAATAAGTTTTTGACCTTTTCTTTACGGTCTGGCTTGTAACGATCACGCAGCTTTGGATTTAAATCACCGCCATTACCACTATCGTTATAATTTTGGATTTTGGCGATTCGCTCAAGCTGCCGCATGAGCTCATCAATTTCTTTATATTCCCCATTTCCCTTTTTATCCATTCCGATCAACGACAACAAACGCGCTTTCATGGCTAGATTGACGTCGGTAAAAATGTCCGCACGTACCCAGCCATCTCTTTTTTTCCAACTGGCAACCGTTGCCCGCTTTTCATCGAGATGACGGGCGATTTGGGTCACGCCTAGTCCTTGGGCGTAAAGTAGCCTTGCTTGTTCACGTTTTTGAGTTAGCGATTGATTTTGAGTCGAATTGGCGGTGGTATCAGTCATACGCATAGCTTATAGACAGTCAGCCACCGCACCACACAGCAAAAGACCGCAAGTGCTGATTGCGGTCTTTTAAATATTGCTTACAACCTATACAGCCAACAAACTAAGGGCTACTTAACCAAATTTATAAGCCGATACATTTTCGCCGATTAATCTATTGGAATGCCTATGCCAGATTTAGCAGGTCAACGCACAATTAAACGTTTCCGTGTCGCCCGTGAAGGGCAGACAGTGGACGGTCGAGCCATCAGCCGCCAGCATATTTTGGAAATGGCAAACACCTACGACCCAGTCGAATACACCGCCCGAATTAACGTGGAACACTCAAGTGGATGGGGCGGTTTAAGTAGTGATAACTATCCAATTTTGGGCGATGTTATTGCCGTTGATGCCCAATTGGATGAATACACCATTAATGGTGTCAAGGTTCAACTGATGGGCTTATACGCCACACTTTCGGCTCTGCCTGTCCTTGTTGAAGCCAATAAACAAGGCAAAAAACTATTCACTAGCATCGAGTTTTATCCGAAATTTGCTGACACCAATCAAGCCTATTTGGTCGGCTTGGCAGTGACCGACATTCCTGCAAGTCGTGGCACAGAACCGCTTAAATTTAACAATACCGCAAATAACACCCTTTTTTCTGAACATCAGGAACTCATCCTTATGACTACCCAAACCAACCAAACCCAAACACCAACCACCGCTACTACCGAAGGTCAAGCTCCAATCGAACAAGCGCCAGCGCCAACTCAAACGCCACAGCCACCAGCTCAACCACAACAACACAAAGCAGAAGATGGCTTTTTACAAAAAATGGCAAATATGTTTACCAGCAAATCATCAGGCATGACTAAAGATGAGCAGGACATGGTATTACAAGGGTTTAATACCCTAAATGAAAAAACAGATACCAACACTGCTACCACTGCCCAAATCGCTGAAAGTGTCACCCAATTAACCGCCACGGTGAACCAGCTTAACCAGAGTTTTGCCAGCTTACAAACCAAGCTGTCCACCGAGCCTGTACCCATGACCGTCACGCCGCCAGCGGGTGTCAGCCATGAACTCGCTGACTGCTAACTAGTTTTCAACACAATTTAAATTGCTAAAAGGAAAAATCATGGGAAGCTACGCATTATCCGCTTTAACTCGTCAAGGTTTAGAAGCCTATAAAAAACAGATCGCGACCATTAATGGCGCTGAAAACTTTGCTACAACAATCGAAGTCCAACCTGCGCGACAGCAAACTTTAATTGATCGTTATCAACAACAAACCGACTTTTTAAAACGCATCAATATCGTACAAGTACAACAAGCCACCGCTGATAAATTAGGTCTTGGCAGTGACAAACGTGTTGCCAGCAACACCGACACCCGTATTCAACCACGTCGCCCAACCCCTATTGGGAATATTGAACATATTGACGACTATGTCTGTACCAATACCGACTACGACGTTGCCTACGACTGGGCAGTAATTGATAACTGGTCAGCGTTCCCCGATTTCCAAAAACGCCTGCAAAACTTGGCGATTAAACTCATCGCCCAAGACAAGCAAATGGTTGGCTTTAACGGTACTCACCGCGCGAAGACCACCAACAAGACCTTGTATCCAAAATTGCAAGACGTGAATGTTGGCTGGTTAGAAAAAATTCGTGCCTTTGCCCCCGAGCGTCATATTGATGAGCTGGTAATTGGCGCAAGCAAAGAATTTAAAAATATTGATGCGCTGGTCGAAATGGCAGTCAATGACCTAATCGCCGAACAATTCCGCGACAATAGCGATTTGGTTGTCATTACCTCGCGCGGTCTGGTCACGGATAAATACCAAAACCTTATCAATCAAACCTTAGCCCCAACCGAGCAGGCGGCTGCCAATGCCTTATATCAGAAAAAACAGCTTGGTACGTTGCCAGTCGATACACCTGCGTATTTCCCAGCTAATGGTTTGTTGATTACCAGCTACGACAATCTGTCTATCTATCAACAACGTGGCAGTATGCGTCGTCTTATCAAAGATGAGCCAGAGTGGAACCGCACCTCTGATTATCAATCAGTGAATGAGTGCTTTGTCGTCGAAGACTATGACAAATGTGCGTTCATCGAAAACCTTGTTATCGAAGCATAAAGGGGATATTGATGAGCAGCTTACGAGACCATTTTGAACGCGTGCGTGCCGAAAAAGCGGCGCGCCAAGCCAATGCCGACCCCCGACTATCTGCCCGTGGTCGTCAGTTAAACCGCCCATTAGGCAGCACCATGATCCGCCAAAATCAGCCTGTTTTTGATGGGCAGCCTGATGGCGAATATCCGCTTGATGACGACAACCCCGATGCAGGAAGCCCTATTGAACTCAAGTTTTTTAATGACTGGCAGTCTCTACAAGGCATCCAATCGCAGGCCAAAAAGAACGAGTTAAAGGCTGACTTTTTGCCTTATTACCTACCTTGGATTGAAGGCACACTAGCCGCGGGGATTAGCGCTCAAAACGATATGCTAGTTCAATTGATGGTCTGGGCGCTTGATACCCATGAATTTGATACCGCTACCCGCATTGCAGAGTTTGCGCTACTCAACGACATGGCTATGCCAGAACCATTTACCCGTGACGTTGCGACCGTATATGCCGAGCAATTGGCATCTGAAGTGACAAAAAAAGCGGATAACCCAAGCGAACACACTGACATTCTGGCAAAAGCAATCGAAGTCACCAACGACCACGATATGCCAGACCCTGTACGTGCCAAGTTGTATCGAGCTTATGGTGATGCGTTAAAAGCCGACAAGCCAACGGACGCCATTGCTGCTTATGAAAAAGCAATTGCAATTTACCCTGATGTTGGTTGCAAAACCGACTTATCAAAACTTAAAGCCGCTCAAGGCTAACAGACCCCACCACGGGTAGGCGGCTTATTAAATTTGTCTGAAAAGTAAATTAACTTTTACCAGCACTTTTTTAATAACTACCGCCTTTTTATTTTGGATAACCCATGCTTATCAATCAGCAAATCAATCATGCCGAAGTACCAAATCCCATTAAGGGCTTGCCATCGGTCTCAACGACAGACTTGGTGCAAATGATGCGTATTGACAAGACAATGGGCAGCGACCGTATTGCAGGCTACATCAGTGATGCTTATGACAATATTAATGCACAAATCCCTTACCTGGATGACGACCAGTTTGGTTTTGTTGTGGGCGGTACCTGCGTTTGGGAGTCCGCCCCTGCTCTGATTAGCCACCACCACCGATTATCATCGAATATCATGTCAATATTACCCCGCTGGGCTGACGGATTTCTAACGCTTACCCAATTGGTTACTCACCATCGCTGGCAGCGCACTTATAAGCGCGCGGTTCTCAACGAAGCCGCCGCACTCATGGCTGATAACTACATGGACTTTGACACCATTGGTCAAGGCATCACACGCGGCAATAATGAACAAACCAAATCTGACGCCCTGCGCCGTATCGTCAACCATGCGATTGCTGACTTGACCGGCAAAAGCCGTAACCGTGTGAGGTTGTTATGACAATACAACGCACCATAGCATCACAACAATTTGACACGCTCGACGCTATTGCTTATCGCTTTTTTGGTAATCAGTCAAACGCATACTTACCAAAAATCGTTGAATTAAACCCACAATTTACCCCGCTCGCTATTTTACCTATGCGGAGTACCGTGATTTTACCTTTTACGACAACCGTCGCCAACGTGCAGCAACGGTTAAAACTTTGGGATTGATATGTTAAAAAAATCTAGCCTAATTTTCGACATCATTGGCTGTATGCTTGGATGGAGTATTGTTGCTTTTCTCTGGCTGCTTGCCACGATTAATCCCGTCTTTGCCTATTCTAACCAGCTATTACCTATTTCTACCATTACCAACGCTATGCTAGTAGCAACGATTATCGGTGCGATTGGTGGTTACCTTGCATTCGGCGAAGATAAAAAATTCCCCCCATCTGCCACTAGCGTAGGACACGTGCTTTTAGGTTTGGGTGCAGGATTGTTCTTTACCCGTGGCAGTCTTGAGCTCATGGGTCGTAACAATTCTAGCGAAGACGTGGTTTTGTTCGTTAGCTTTTTGTGGGCTGTCGGTGGATATTTTATTTTGCGTCTATTAATCGCGGTTGCAAATTCTGATCGTATCAAAGCCATTTTGCCCGATTGGCTTGCCAAATTTATGGGGGTGGATAAATGATTTACCTATTACACGTCGGCTTAATGCTACTTAGCATGACCATTTTAACAGCGTTTTTATGGCTGACACGCCGCTATGATGACATCCTTTGGTGGGCACTGCGATGTTTATTGCTCCATAGTCTGGTTGCAGTTGTCTATATGGCATATGACGCCATGCATGCAGGGTTTACGATGTCATTGAGCCTGATTTTGATTCGCTCTGGTTTTGCCACCTTAACCATGGCATTAGCATTTTTGTGGTTTTTACTGCACTGCGAACGTAAAAATCATCGTCGCCAGCGATTTAATGACCGTATCAATCACATCTTTAAGGAGAGCCAATGAGCACACCTGCCCACAAAAAAATAACCCTAGCCCAAATCAAAGCCTGTGCCGATAGTCTTGGCGTACCCTTAGCCGCCATGCGTGCTGTGCATTCAGTCGAATCCAAAGGCGAAGGGTTTTTGTCCACGGGTGAACCTGTGATTTTGTTTGAGCCACATATTTTTTATAAGCAGCTCACCAAAAAAGGCTTGCTGGATATTCGTGCAAAAGTGATGCGAGAACGTCCAGACCTTTGCTATCCAAAATGGAAACCAAAGTCCTACGGTGTTGAAGGTCGCTATCAACACCAACGCTTGACCGCCGCCAGTCAATACCACCGTGAATCTGCCCTCGAGTCTGCCAGCTGGGGATTGGGACAAGTGATGGGCTTTAATTGGAAAGACTTGGGATACCCAACGCTACAAGCTTTTATCAACGCCCAATACAAAGATGAAGGCGCGCAACTTGACACCATGTGCCGATTTATCCGCCAAAATAAACTTATTGATGCACTAAAAAACAAAGACTGGTCAGCGTTTGCTTACCGTTACAATGGCGAGGGCTACAGAGCCAATAATTATCACGGCAAACTTGCCGCCGCTTTTAAACAATTTAACGCATGAAATACCTAATCGACCTTAAAAACGACCTGTTAGCCCGTTTCCCCGAGCTAACAGGCGACAATACCCAGCTCCAAATCGTCAATGGCGAACTTGGCAAGGACACCCACACCGTCAACTACATCGCCCGTTTTATCTTGCTTGACTGCCGACTGCCTAGCCCGTTTGACGTGATAGGCTTTATCCGTATTTGGTTTGAGGGTCGCTCACTTGACACGCCACAGCTTAACTTTGACTGTGATGTGATAGATCTTGAGACTTACGACTTACAGATTGATATTGCCTTATCAGATAAGCTCAGCATCGCCACCGATGGCACGACCACTATCTGCTATCCGCTTGTTTGGTCAGAAGCACTTAGCACCTTTATCAATGGAGCAATCGTCCAGCCATGAGCGACTTTAGCGGATTAAGCGACTGGCTACAACGCATTGACGACCAGCTTGACGACAACGGCAAAAGCCGTCTAATGCAACGTATCAGTACCAAAATCAAGCAAAAATGGTCACAGCGTATCCGCTCACAACGTGACCCAAGCGGTGCGGGATTTGTCCCCCGTAAAGCCAAACCCCGCAAATTTCGGGGTAAGCGGGTCAAAACGGGAGCAATGTTTACAAAAGCCCATCGCCAGCTGAAAACTGCCTACAGCTCGAACCATGCCGAGATTGGATTTGCAGGGCGGTTGGCCGCGATTATGGCGGTACATCAATACGGACAAGTTGCCCAGCCATCGCCCAATGCCCGAGCGGTACAATATGCGGTAAGGGAAACGGTGGGATTTAGTAGCGAGGATGAGCAGCTTATCATCGAAGAATTTGAGAATTTTTTTATGAATCTTAACTGAAGGAAACTATGCAAGATTATCGTTGCAATGTCTGCGAAAAATTACTTTTTCGCATGACTGGTGAGGCAGTGGTCGCCGTTAAATGTCCACGATGCAAGACTTTAAATACTTTCAAGAATGCCATCGAGCGTCCAAACCATGAGCGTCCAGAACGCCTTAATCAATCCAAAGGACGCAGTCATGACAAAAATTCCCTATAGTAAAGCCCCGCTATCATTTATTGGGCAAAAACGTAATTTTATTAAAGCATTTCGCCATATTATTAACGCCAATATTATTGATGACGGTGAGGGTTGGACAGTGGTAGATGTGTTCGGTGGCAGTGGCTTACTCGCTCATAACGCCAAGCATTTACTACCAAAAGCCACAGTGGTTTACAACGATTTTGATGGCTATGTTGACCGCCTTAATTATATCGAGGATACCGAGCGACTACGCCAACAAATTTATAGTGCCATTGAACATTTGCCACGGCAAAAAGCATTATCGCAAAATGACAAAGAAGTGGTTATTGGTATCATCAAATCCTTTGATGGATTTATTGATGTGCATAGCGTAGCAAACTGGTTATTGTTTAGTGGGAAGCAAGTCCGCACACTTGATGAATTATATAGCAACACTTTTTATAACACCGTACGTCGTAGCCCCTATGAGCAAGCAACTGGCTATTTGGATGGATTGGTTGTCACGACAGAATCCTATACAACGCTAATGGCAAGATATAAAGACCAGCCAAAAACCCTATTTTTGCTAGACCCACCTTATCTTTACACAGGGCAAGGGGCGTATAAGCAAGAAAAATATTTTGCGATGGTCGATTTTTTATATTTAATGAGTTTGACCCGTCCGCCCTATATTTTCTTTAGTTCGACCAAGTCCGAGCTAATGGATTATTTGGATTATCTCAAACAACTAAATAATGACGATTGGCAAAGGCTAGGCGGTTTTGAGCGTGTCACCATTCAGGCTCATGTCAATCATGAACGAGCTTATGAAGATAATATGATTTATCGTTTCTAATCTTGTTTTTAACCAATAAAAACGTGTCGCAGTGGACACGTTTTTTATGCAAACAAGACTGGCTATCCTTTGCCACCAGAGTGATACTGTCGCTACACCCAACGGCAACCGCCTGAAATCGGAAGCCCTAAAAAAAGGAAAACCACGATGAAAACTTTAAAATCTAGCCAATATACCATTTACATTGACGGCTCAAATGTTACCCTTGTAGACAACCACAGCCGACTACCACAGAGCCTATCAAACCTAATTATTTCTACCCACGACATTTTGTTTTATATGGCAACCCAAGTCATGAACAATGACGAAAAAGCCGACCGCCTAAAACAGCTTATTGTCGGTACGCATGATGATAACCTTGACCGCCTGAACAAAATCACCTACCAAGATTTTAAAATCGCTTAATTATCCCTAACCATAAAAAGACCGCAATTATTGATTGCGGTCTTTTGCTTATTTTACCCATTGCTCACTCATGCCACACTTTACCCAATCATTAGGTACTGAGCCATGACTGCGCAAATTTTATCCGAACAACAACGCCGCTTACATAACATTGCCACCATTGGCACTGTGTTTGACGTCAACCCAGACGACCAAACCATGCGCCTAGACGTCGGCGACAACCAAACTGACTGGTTGCCTATACCTGCCTTGGCGGCTGGACAAGTGCGTGTATGGCGTTGCCCATCCGTCGGTGAACAATTTTTGTTAGTCAGTCCAAGTGGTGAGCTTGCCAACGCCATCCCTGTTTTATCGCTTTACAGCAATCAATACCCAAGCCCATCAAACGACCCCAACGAAATTCGCGTGCGTTTTAACGATAGCGATTTTTTAAGCGTTAACACCCAAGATAGCCAGCTAATATTAAAGATTAACGACGTTATCTTTGATGTTAACAGCACCACACTCACCGGCAATTTAGCGGTGAATGGTAATGTCCAAGTTGATGGCAATATCCATTCAGACGGTGACACCGTCGCAGGGTCAATCAGCCTACAAAAACACAAACATGGTGGCGTCATGGGCGGTAACTCGACAACAGGGGCGCCGCAATGATGGATATCAATTTTGCCATGGGCATGAGCCGTACCACGGGCGCACTATTATCACCTGACTACCATCTAAAACAATCCATCTATGATTTGTTAATGACCCCGATTGGCAGCCGTCTGCTGCGCCGTGAGTATGGCAGTTTGATTCCGTTTTTGATTGACCAGCCGGTGAACCCAGCGACCAAACTAAAAATGATGGCAGCCATTGCCACCGCGATTATCAAATGGGAACCACGGGTCAAAGTACGTCAAGTCCAATTATCCATGAATGCAGACGGCACCAATGACACAGGCAACACAGGCGTTAACGTATTACTAGATTTGCGCCGTAGCGACAATACGAAACTACCTACCACTTTGACACTGGCACGGGGGGCATCATGAGCGTTTACAATGCCATCAACCTAGCAGGATTACCCTTGCCAAACGTGCTTGAGCCGATAGACTTTGAGCTTGAGGTCACCCGTATCCGTGCCGAGCTATCTGCAAAATTTGCCGATGACCACCCCATTCAAGCCGCATTAAGCCTTGAATCCGAGCCGATTAACAAAATTATCGAAGTTCTCGCCTACCGCTATGTATTAAAGATTAGCGAAATTAATCGCAAAGCCCGTAGCTTGATGTTGGCATTCGCTACAGGGTCAGACCTTGACCATATTGGCGTAACCTATTACCGCCTCGAGCGTAAATTATTACAAGCCGAGGACAAAACTGCCACTCCGCCAAAAACTGCGATTTACGAGACCGATGACGACTACCGCTACCGCCTAGCCTTGTCCGTTGAAGCGATGACAATGGCAGGTTCTGCAGGCAGTTATGAATTCCACGCCTTATCAGCCAGTGCCGAAGTGCATAGTGTCACCGTCCATAGCCCTGCCCCTACTGAAGTGGATGTTTATTTAGCTGGGCAAATTGATGGCGACGTACTTGTGCAAGCAAACAAGACTGTAGGCGTGTCAGCCCAAGCGGTGACTGATGTATATAACGCGCTTGTCGCCGATGACGTGCGACCTTTAACGGATTTAGTGCGTGTCCAGTCTGCCACCGCCAAAGCCTACCGTATCGATGCTGTCGTCTATGTCAAAAACGGCATTAGTCCCCAGTTGATTTTGAGCCAAGGCATGACTTCCCTACGAGCGTATCTCACAGACAACTTTAAGCCAAACGCGCGCGTGGCAACCAGCCGTATCATTGGGGCGCTAGACGTGATGTGTGTTAGCCGTATTGAATTGACCGAACCCAAAAATGACGTGATGACCGCCATTGGCGAAGTGGCTCATTGCACAGGCTATAACATCATTGCCAAATCGGAGGGTACATGATTTATACCGCCGACCCTACCCAGCCACCAATCGCTATCAATGATCGCTATCAATCGCTACTCCCCGCCAATAGCCGTCCACTGGAGCATGCGCTAGCAGGAGCAACCGCCAAGCTTGAGCCAATACCAGTGCCGTTTGACACTATCTGGGACGTAGACACCGCCCCCGATAGTTTGTTGCCTTACCTTGCCTATGCTTGGAGCGTGGACGAATGGAACGACAACTGGACAGCCGAGACCAAACGCCAAGTCATCCGTGACAGTCTTTGGGTGCATGAGCGTAAAGGAACACTTAGTGCCGTCAAACGCTCACTGTCAGCCATGAATTATGACGCTAGCATCATTGAGTGGTTTCAAAAATCACCCCGTGGCAAAGCAGGTACTTTTAGCGTCGAGGTACACCCAACGACAGGTATTATCGCTGACAATATTTTACAAATACGAGCCATGATAGACGCGGTCAAACGCTTATCCGCTCACTACGACGTTTATCTAGGTTACACCTTACCCGCTGTTATTGCTGCCTATGCCGTCCCCGTGGTCGGCGTTGAACTTACTGTTTCCACCTAACTAAAGGACTTTATTATGTCAAACTTATGTCAACCCCAAGGCGTTATTTTAGCCGTTGCACTTGCTGTCGCCATGCCTTTTTATCCTATTGAGTTTAAAGAAGATGGACAAACCACAATTCCAAATCTAGTCAATATCGACGGCACAGGGCATTCAGGCACTGCCGAGCTGGTCGTCAATGACGGGCTACTACGCACCCATCAAGACAGCATGGTATTTGCGGTCGACAACACCGGTGACGCAGAGCTTGCGCTCAACATCCATATCGCCAAACAACCGATTGTTGATATTGCCAAAGCCAATGCTGACAAAGCCAATTATTTTATCGCAAGTTATCCACTAATCATCAAGGCTAACGAAAAACGCCACCTTGAGCTGCGCCTGGTAAATGGTCAATACGTGCTCAGTGACCGTGGCCTAGACTTACCAACCGTTTAATCAACTGACTTAATACGACTATGAGCTATCAATTACTCTTAACAAACGCGGGCGCTGCCAAAATCGCTACCGCCAGTAATGCAGGTGGGACACCCTTGCATATTACTGACTTTGCGGTGGGACAAGGCGTTAATGTCGACTTCAGTACACGCCTTGACAAGCAAACCTTGGTCGCCAAGCGTCACCAAGGCAAGGTCGAGTCTGTCAATCTTGTCGCCCCAAACAAGTACGAGATTGTGTGTGTCGTCCCTGTCGACGTGGGTGGTTTTACCATTCGTGAGTTTGGATTGATTGATAGTGATGGGGTGCTTGTATGGGTGGGTAGTTTACCCGAAGTACAAAAACCCACCGCCGATAGCCTGTCGGCAGTTGATTATCGACTCAAAGCGGTGGTGCAGATTGATAACCCTGCTATATCGATTGTCGTTGATACCAACGCAATCACAGCCACACAGTCGTGGGTCAATGCCAATTTTGCGGCCATTGGTCATAACCATCAGGATATGCTTGATCGCTTAACTGCCCTTGAAAATCGTATTTTCGAGGCGATTGCTGTTGGTGGTATTTACGCGACTGCAAAACTTTACGCCAACGGTCAAGATGTTCACGCCGAACTTGGCTATGGCGTTTGGGCACTTTACGCCCAGAGTAAAATTTTAGCTGGGTTTTCAACCATTGCTACCGATGATAATAAATTCAAAACAATGGGAAATGTTTTTGAAATTGGTTCAGAAATTGAGAATCAAAAAGCCATTGTGGCGCAATTTTGGAAGCGTTTGCCACATGACTACATTGCTCCAACGTTTGATATGTATTACACGTCAGACGAAGCAGGATTAAACCGCGTCACAGTTATTGGCGAAGAAACGCCGATTTATCTATGGTTAAACGTGGCAAACGCCACTCAACCTATCCAAATAATCAGCTTCTTGTCAGATGCAAGCGGCACCATTCACTTAACCAATTCAAATATTAACCACCCAAAAACCGTTAATAATGGCAAAACATTACTCGTCTCCATTCCACAGGATAATTACAGTGTAGATAACCCTGTCACGTTAAATTGGGGGTTCGTCTTAAACGACCCAACTGTCGATGTCGAGACAGCTATCAATGCACCGCTTGCGATTAATAATACGGTCAGTGATGCGCCGCCAGCACCGACTGATATCGATGGAAGGATTGTTGTTGATGTCTATAAGTCGGGTTCTGATTTTGTTGGCCATGTGGTAAAAAATATAGACTCTGTTGTTTTTAGAGCAAATGGCATGTCTGGTTCTTCGTATTGGATTGGCATTCCTGATTTTCCATCATCCGTAACCAATAGTAATACACAGGTAGTTGTCACGCAGCAGCCTTCATTGTTAACCAATAGCGATGGGGCTTCTTATCAAGTACAGCCGTTTGGAGTGATACAAGAAAGCGGTTCTGAATTTCAAATATACGGTTACCCAAGCAGCATACCATTCGATACGACCCAACGAATAAACAGAATAGCAATCGACTACCCAGCACCTTAATTAATAGGAGAAATAATCATGGCAACATTTCACCACGGCATCACCGCCCAAGAACTTACCCAAGGCATCCTCCCGATGCGAAACGCCAACATTAGCGTCATCGGTTTAATCGCCACGTCGACCGATGCCGATACCACAATGTACCCAGCCGATACCCCAGTATTACTAACAGGTATCACCAAAGACAATATTGATAAAGCAGGCACCCAAGGCACGCTCAAAACAGCATTGCAGACTATCCGTGACATCACCAACCCAACCGTGGTTGTCATGCGTGTGAGCAATGCTGATAACGTCGATGTGTTAGACGAGCTGCTCGCTTGTCAATCACGTTTAGGCGTCATGCCAAAAATCCTAGGTGCGCCTGAGATTGACACCCCTGCTGTGGTACGCAAGTTAGTCAGCATTGCCAAGCGCCGCCGTGGTTTTGTCTATGCGTCACCACGCAAAGATGACGGCACATTGATTACTGATAAAACTGAGATTGCAGCATATCGCGATACCTTTGGCGACCGTGAGTTGCATTTGATTGAAAATCAGTGGGGGAAGCCGCTGGGAAAGTAGCAGCTGGTAAGCGCGTTGTCTACGCTAGCCGTCTTTATCCAACGTTGATTGCAAAAGAAGATGCGTATCAGCCGACAGTTAAGCCATTAGACATCACGCTTCAAGACATCTTAAAACGTGGCTACGGTGAAGACGCTTATCAATCGACAATCAAACCGTTAGATATCACCATGCGGGATATTGTGCTAAATAAACCGATTGATGATAAAGACGCTTATCAGCCGACAATCAAGCCGTTAGATATCACGCTTAAATCAATCGTAAGCACGGTAAATATTAATGGTGATGCGTATCAACCCACAGTGAAACCGTTAGATATCACGTTAAAACGGGTGGTTGTCAGTAGCAATGTTGATGGTGATGCATATCAGCCGACAGTTAAGCCACTAGATATCACATTAAAAACAGTTTAAGGACATTTTATGCAAGCAAATATGGGTATAGCAGGTGAGTTTCGTGTTGTAGTGAAACGAGCCGATGGCAGTACAAAGATTGATACTGGCTGTCAAAAGAATTTGATTTTAAATCAAGGATTGGACTTTTTTGGTGGTGGCAAAGGCACGGACATGATGTCGTATTGCGTTATTGGCAGTGGCAATAGCCAACCAGTTTATACGCAAAATAAATTAGATACCGCTGTAAGTGGTGTAGCTGGGACTGCTTCCTCAACAAAATATGATTATGATGCAGCACGAGATGGCAACCTATATAAAACTAATAAAGTGCGTAAATACTCCTTTACTGGATTAAACAACGTTAATATCAGTGAAGTTGGGCTTGCATCGTCTTATTCCGATACCACAAATTATTATCTATGTACTCGTGCACTGATTAAAGATAGCAGCGGCAACCCAACCACAATTACAGTATTAAATGGTGAAATTTTAGAAATTTATTACAAGCTGTGGGCTGTTTATGATATCACAGATAAAACAGGGCAAATGAGCGTCTTAGATGGCGTGGGTGGTAGTGTTACTTACAACTATAAGACACGATTAGCTAATGTTGGTCTTACAGATGCATTTGCGCAAAATATCGGTTTCGCAATGGAAACACGGCTTATGTTTTGGGAATTAAGAACATCAGAGCCAGTTGCTATTACTTCAGCTCCTTATGTGTCTGATTACCCAAATAGTGCTTATCTACCGGTGGCATCTAGTTATACAAACTCTAGTTATAAACGTACTTATACATATACAGCCCCTGTTAGTTTACATAACCAAGGTAATAGAACTTTATTCTTAGCATCAGGACTGAATTATTACTATATATTGTGGCAAATACGCTTTGGCTCAGTCGCTAATGACAGCCCAATAACCAAAACTAACACCCAAACCCTATCACTCCCTATCGAGTTTTCATGGGGTCGCTATGAGGGTGCATTGTAATGTTGCCACAAGCCACTGACCTTGCAACCGTTGAGTCAACAGACAACGACAGCCTACTATCACCCCGTAGTAGAGCTTATCCGCTCGCCGAGTCTTGGGAATCAGGTGGTGTTGGTTTATCCGACACCATTCAAGGCTTAGTCTCGCATACATGGCGCGCATGGACGGATAGCAAGGCTATTTATATTCAGCGCACCGATTTGCCAAAGGATACGTTAAAAACATTACTAGCGGCGTCAGATATCACTGAGGTTGACTTAACCTTTGACCAAAGTATGCGGCCAGTTTTGGCGTATGTGTCAGGTGGTATCGCAAAGTTGTATTGGTACGACACGGTGAGTCAATCTCAAACCATCACCGACTTTCCAAATGTCCAAAATCCGCGTGTGTCTTTAGATGATAAACGCGCTTTTAACACCGCTAATTCTGATGTGATTTTCGCCTATATCAATAATGACCAACTTTGCTGTCGCTATCAACGTGAGCGCTACGGCACCGAGCATGTATTACACCAATTACCACCCAAAACCCAGCTAGTCAAAATCGGCATGGGTACTGCTAACCGTTTTTTGTTTGATACCAAGGAGCCCAAATGACCCCAATTATCGCAACCGCCCTAGCCTTACGGGCAAAAATTGATGAGACCGACCCAGCCTCATTTACCAAGTCAATCAGCAATGTCGCAATCTCAACGGTGGACGGCATTAGCTACCCACGCACGTGGGACTTGGAGGACCCAGACACCGAGGTCGGCTTTCTCAACGCCAATGAAGTCACCAGTCTCATCCAACACGAGGGCTTTCGCTTTTGGGGTAATCGCACCTGTAGCGACGACCCCCGCTTTGCCTTTGAGACCACCACACGCACAGCCCAATTTTTGCTTGATACCATTATTGCAGGCTGTTTTCCATTCATTGACAAGCCGCTCACGCCTATTTTAGCCCGTGACATCATCGACAGTATCAACGCAAAGTTACGCCAATTCTTCGCCAAAGGTTGGCTCATCGGTGCAAGCTGCTGGTACAACGAAGAGATTAACAATCCCCAAGACTTAAGCCAAGGCATTATGTATATCGACTATGACTATACCCCTGTGCCAACGCTAGAAAACTTGTTTTTGAACCAGCGTATTACCGACCGCTATTTGGTTGACTTTAGCAAACTAATCGCCCAAACGGCGTAAGGATAAAAAAATGGCAAAACAACTCCCAGCCGTCCTCAAAAACTACAACGTTTTTGTCGATGGTGATAGCTACGCTGGTACCGCCAAGACCATCGAACTACCCGAAATCGTCAAAAAAACCGAGGAGTACCGCGGCGCCGGTATGATTGGTGACATCGACCTTGATATGGGTTTTGAGAAGATGGAAAGCACCATCACCTACACAGGTGTTGACAGCCGTCACTTTGCACAGTTGGCAAAGTGTGGCGTCAGTGATTTACCAATTCGCTATGTCGGCGCTTATGAACGCCAAGATATTTGCAAGCACGTTATCCGCGAAGTCTATATGCGTGGCTCGCTCAAAGAGTTTCAGCTCGGTGAGATGGAGCTAGGCAGCATCAACGAGCAAGAGTTGCTGTATGGCGTCACTTATTTAAAAGTCGTTGATGACGGCTTTGAGCTATGCGAAATCGACCTTGTTAACGGCATCTGTATTTTGGGCGGCGTTGACAAAACCAGCCAAATTAACGCCATGCTAGGCTTATAAACCATCAATCAACGAGTAAAGTGGCTATTAGCTAGTTGGTGAAGTGATGGTTTACCAAGGCGACGATGGTCAGATTAATACGAAGAATATTAATCACTCGTTTTTATTTAATATCAAAATTTTTCGCAACATAGGAAATTATGCATGAAAGCCTACTCAAACGAACACGCCGATGAAGTCGCAGCATTGAATGCCGATGAAGAAAGCAAAAAACAATCATTACCACAAGACCCAGACCTTGAAACCGTCACCCTTGACACCCCGATTGTTCGTGGCGATACCGTCATCAGTCAAATCACTATTCGCAAGCCAAAGGCAGGGTCATTGCGCGGCTTATCACTAACTGACGTACTCAAGCTAGAATTTGATGCCATTGCCAAACTAGTCCCCCGTGTCGCCTCCCCTGTACTCGTTGAGCACGACTTGGCGGATATGGACTTGGCAGACTTTACCAAGGTAGCCACAGCGGTGGTGGGTTTTTTCGCCAGTCCAGCGGAGCGAGCCAAGGCAAAAGCGAGCCTAGAATCCCAGTCAGCATAGATGACGTGATAGCAGACCTTGCCGTGGTGTTCCATTGGTCGCCCGATGTGTGCGATCAGATGGATTTAGCAGAGCTGATGATGTGGCACGACAAGGCAAGGGAACGTTCAGAAACCAAAAAATAATCTTTAAAGGGGCACTATGGCAAATCTTGATTTATCCGCGACACTCGAACTCATTGACCGTATTTCTGCCCCTTTGCAGTCTATCGTTGCTCAATCTGAGCGCCTGAACCAAGCGTTTGACAAAACTACAGCATCGGTTGAGCAATTCAACGAGACATTATCAAAGGTTAATAGTAGCCGCCTAAATGGTCTTAACCAACCGCTCAATCAAACTAATTCATTATTTTCAAAAGCCCGTGAACACGCACGGGGACTTGCCAGTGATTTAAAACTGGTATTTAGTGCCATTGTAGGCGTGCAAAAAAAAGCGGATAGCTTATCAAAATCATTTGCCGATTACCGCAAAGGTCTGCGAGAGCAAGCGATGGGCAGTATCGCCAAAATGGGCGGCGCAGCTGTCGCAGGTTATCAAATGCTCAAACCTGCTATTGCATTTGATAAGCAAATGAGTGCCACGCAAGCGGTGCTTGAGCTAGATGCCAAGTCAAGTGAACTAGCCATGCTCCGCAATCAAGCTATCACTGAAGGGGCAAGGTCGGCTTTCTCTGCCAGCCAAGCCGCCCAAGCACAGTACGAACTTGGTGCAGCAGGTCTCAACAGTCAGCAAGTCTTTGAATCGTTAGCAGGTACATTGGACTTAGCCGCGGCAGGTCAATTGGAAGTCGCCCGTGCTGCTGAAATCTCAGGTGGCGTACTCAATGCATTCGGTATGCAAGCAAAAGAAATGGGGCGACTTGGTGATGTGATGGTATCCACCGCCAACAAAACATCCGTCGGCATCGAAGATATCGGCGAAGCCATGAAAATGGCAGCACCCGTAGCTAAGATGTACGGGGCAAGCCTTGAGCAAACTCATGCGGCTATTGGACTACTTGGTAATGTGGGTATTAAAGGCTCAGACGCTGGCACAGGCATCAAAGCTATTATGGCGCGGCTTGCCACATTGCCAAAACCTGCTAAAGACGCACTGGACACAATCAAAGTTAACCCAGTCAATAAAGATGGCACAATGAAAGACTTTGGTGCCTTACTCAATGAAATACGCACCAAAACAGAAAAACTATCAACTGACCAGCGCATGGATATCTTTAAAGGTATCGCAGGACAAGAGCATTTTAGCAAGCTAGAACCGCTCGTTGCTGCCACAGGGGTCATTGACAAAAATACAGGGCAAACCGTCAATAAATTTAAAGAATTGACCACACAATTAGAAAACTCTGCAGGGGCTGCAAAAAAAGTTGCTGATATCCAAATGGATAACCTCGCAGGTGATATTGACCAGCTCAAGGGCGCGTGGGAATCATTATCCATTGCGCTAGGCGGTCAAGGCGGCGTGCTCAATGCTACCCTACGCTCATTTGTGCAAGGATTGACCGATACTATCAATAAAATCACGGCGTGGGCACAAGCTAACCCAGAGCTAGTCAAAACTATTGGTAGTTTGCTACTTAAATTCATCAAATTAAATCTGATTTTGTTTGCTATTAAATACAGCGTGGCACTGGTGCTAGGGTCATTTTTCGGTATGCTTGCTCACTTTATCAAGTTCGGCGCAATGATGATGCTGGTTAATGCCATATTGGCAAAATTCGGCATCAGCTTTTGGGGCAAGTTTAGGCTCATGGGACAGGCGGTAATGATGTTTGCGCGGTTATTTGGTCAAGCGTTTATGTTTTTGGCGCGTCAATCTATCCCATTTGTTATTACTGCCATTGGGCAATTAGCAACCGTATTACTGACCACGCCTATCGGCTGGGCAATTATGGCAATCGCCGTGGCAGCCTTATTGATTTATAAATACTGGGCACCAATCAAGGCGTTTTTTATCGGATTTTGGGACGGGTTTAAAGCGGGGCTTGCCCCATTAATGGTGACATTATCAAGTCTGTGGTCAATGCTTGGGCAAATCTTTGCACCCCTCAAACCTGTTATCGACGCCATTGTTTTTGCCATTGGGTGGCTTGCCAGTGCATTCATGTCGTTGTTTGCCCCAGCACAAATGACCCAAGCACAACTTGCAGGGGCAACCAGTGCGGGACAATCGTTTGGTATGATATTAGGCATAATTGTCGGACTCATTGGACAGGTGGTAGCTGGACTCGTCGGCGCCTTGGCTTTAGGACTGCAAACTATTGGTCAAGCTATCGGCACTTTCGCTGCGATGGTCGTGGTACATGGGGGGCAAGCGGTTGCCTATGTAGCAAGTTTACCAGGGCGATTTATGGCATTTTTAGCAGGACTACCCGCTCAGATGTCAGCCATGGGCGGTCAGATTATGGATGGACTCAAAAACGGCATTATGAGTCGTATAAATGGCGTTGTCTCAAGCATACAATCTGCAGCATCAAGAATAAAATCCGCCTTTGCAGGAATGATGGGTATCCACTCCCCTAGCCGTGTATTCATGGGTTACGGCGACAACATCATGGCAGGGCTTAACAACGGCTTACTTGCCAACAATGCCCCTATTCAATCAATGATTCGCACATCCGACAATTTGCGCAGCGCGATGGATACCAGTCAAATCAAATTTGACACCCGTAAGCCCATTACCGCATCAATGGCAAACGGTGGTTATGCCAATGCCCAGTCATCGGCGCCAATTAATATCAATATTTACCCACAGCCCAACCAATCACCTGCCGACATT